CCCCTTATTTGTAGTCACTAGCCACTTATACCCAATTGGAGTATTCTCAATAAAGAGATAGGCTCCAACAATTCTCTCGCCTGTACCCCTCACTACACTCACAGGCTCTACCATATTGAGTTTCATTTCATCAGGGGACTTCCCACCTAAGTAATACAAACCACGAGTAGTACCAATCCAAATCCCATTCTCTACTGGCATCACCTCAGTTATATCCATCTCAAACTGAAAGAAGTCTGACTGAAGATTAAACCATTTGAGTGAGAATGGGGATGAGTACCATAAGACATTCCCCTGTGCAATGTAGTTTCTCCCCCTATAGTATTTAATAATACTACCATTGGGGGCAGGCTTCATATTGAATGATTTAAGTGGAGTTACCCCTGCATTATGAACACTTAGTATTGAAGAACTGCCTGTAATGTTGGGAGTAGTAGAAACTTTATAAAGGATGTCCCCATTAGGCATAGAACAATAAACATTAATGCCTGCAATAAGATCTTCACTTGAACTGGTAATATCTGAGAGGTGAATACTAGATCCTCCAGAAATTGTAATAGATTTAGCAAGTCCCGCACCTGACTCCTCCCCATTAATATCAATGTAAGTGAGAGAGACTTGATACGTCCCCTCAGTCATCTGACCACTTCCAACTACCTCTGTTAAGCTGGGAGAGTCAGGGGCTTTGTATCCAAAGGGTAAGACCTCATCATTGACGATGTGACCCGTCATCTCCTCAGAGACAAAGAATACGTCATCACTCATATCAATAGATGTGAAAGAGATCCTATCCTTAGAGGGGTAGGGAGTGAGGGCTACTTCAGTAAAATCATCTCTAATCCTTACGAGGTTCCCATCTCTAACTGAGAGGAGGTTATCATGGTCTCCCCATAATGAATGGAAGGCTCCTGATAGCTTAAGACTATAGCCTGGACGTTTATGAATCCCCCCAGACTTGTCTATGTCAATGTTCTCAGCGGCCTTCAGGAAAGTATTGGGAGTCCTCTCAGGGGGTAATACATTATTCAATCCAGTGAAGGATGTGAGTTCAATCGTCTTAGGGTAGTTGGGCATTAGCGGATACCACCATAGGCTACTGTCCCTCTCTTATTCCTAACACGCCTAACCTCAGCATGGACAGATGTATCATCAAAATCCTGATAGAATAGAGAGAGGAACTGTTGTGCCCTTGCTGGGTCAAGTGAATTAGCTTCATCCTTTAAATATGCCAAGTATGCAGCGTAGTTAAGGATTGACATGTGGAACCTAGGATTAATCTCTGGAGTTGCCTCATTATCATCTTCCCATGAGAGTTGAGATAGTTCTTCCCTATATGTGATAAACTGTATATCCTCTAAGCCAGAGGCTATGGTGGGAATTGGATATACACTAACAAGTCCAGTAATACTATCTACATAATAATGAGAGGGTTTCCCCTCTCGCATAGCGATTGTAGTCTCATCCCAAATGTCTTCATAGGAGATCTGAGTGAGTCGTTTACCAGTAGTTACTAATCTGGCACTCTTTACCCTGATAATTCTGGAGTCGAGTATATAGTCTGATGTGAGATCTATCAGTGTAATATTAAAAGCGGATTGTGAATCTTTTAAGAGATAGGAAGATCTGCAAGCTTTCCTAATGGCCTCATTGATGAAGTTAGTGAGTTCCTCATTGGACCATCTCAGTAATTCAACCTCATCCTGGCTGTCCTCAATGTCTTCCCAGATAACGCCAGTACCGCCTGTGTCATCTAATAGACTAACCCTAAGGTGTTTCACCATCTCTAAAAGGTTCATAATTATTATTTCATCTCTTCTTGAAGTTGATACCAGATCTCATCTCTCTGTCCATTTGGGAACTGGCATTTTAATATTTTCCCAATCTCAGTTGATTTGGGCTTCCCATCTTTAGTACTGAATTTCTCTAGGTCATTCTCTTCGATCCAGCCCTTAACTATCTCCTTAGCCATGAGCTTACGATCCTCAACCTTAGTTTTTGTCTTAACAATGTCCATTGTGGTCTTATCAATTGCCGCAGCCTGGACTGTATCCTCTGACACCGCCCCAGCAGAGTATGAATCTCTCCATGCGAACTTGGGGATGCTTGTCCACTCACCAGTACTAATTAGGAATACATGACCCGATGTCATTGCAACCCTAATGTCTTCACCAGTGAATGATTTAAAATTCTTAGTTTCCATTATATATCTCTTTTATTTAAAAGGTTAAAATAAAGCCCACTTCCTTGTGGGCAATATTAAAGTAAACTACTAGCCTTGTGAGAAGGCTGTACGTCCACTAACTACATACTGTACAATGACACTGACAGCACCTGCTGTTGCAGCACCAGAGCCACCTGCCAACGTCACAGTGATGCTTGTACCACCTGCACCAACGACAGTACCATCTACAGCAATGTCATTCTGTGAGGTTCCAGTATCAACATCAATTGCACTAGTGGATGCACCACCAGCAGCAATCTGAACTGTTACACCAGCACCAGCACCTGTAACTGCAGCAGTCACATTCACAGACCCACCAACAACAACAGCACCTTCAGGAAGGTCTACATTCCCTACAACACCATTGGCACCTAGATCAGCAAATCCCAATTCCAAAAATGCACCAATGACTTCTTGGCGACCCGAGTTTCTTTTATTAGCCATGTTCTTATCCTTATATAATTAGATGATTTAGTAAAATGGGTGTGGGCCCACATCATCATAGGGCCCCACCTTATATCTATCTAATCAGATCAGACAGCGTGATCTACACAGAGAACACCGAAATCCTCAATACTCTCAGTATAGATAGAATAGAACTTAGGTTTCAGCAACCCAAACATCTTATCTACATTAATACCTGGAGAGCTATCATAGTTAAACCATTTTTCAGAAAAATCTGGAGCACCTAGATAGGCCATACCCAGAGCCTGTGAGCCACAGACTAGCATACGAGATCCATCAATTGCTCCACCAGCACCCCATTTACTACCTGATGCTGCCCCCTTAGTATTGAATACTAGGCGATGCTCATGGATAATTAGCCCATCGACAGTTACAGTACCACCAGCAAAGAATGGGTTTTTGTCTGAACGAGGCAGACCTGTAATGACAGCACGTTGGAAATCAGGATCTTTCTTAAGCTGAGATAGTGCCTCAGGACGCACGAAAGCAACATAGTACTCTTTACCACCTGCCATTAGTGGCTTAAGGTAAGTCGTCTTAGCATATGTGACAATGTCAACAATAGCTGAATACGAAAGAGTATCATCTGCAGTCAAACCACCTGTATTACCAGATACCAGGCCATTGTAAGTACCAGCAGTTGCTGTTACCATACGATGACGATTGGCAGTAGGAGCAGCCACATCAGAGGCGAAAGCCAAGGATGCAAATGCACCAGAACTACGTGGTGATCCATCATTCTTCAAACCATAATCAATACCAGCCATAGTCAAGAATGCTAGCTGATCACAACGATTAGCCAACCAATAAGCTAGGCGATCACGGGCATTCTCACGAAAGCCAATGACAGTCTTCTGATCAGCAAGTTTACCTTTCTGACGTACACCGTGTGAAATAAGGTCAATAGTGATTGTATCACTGTAAGACATCATTTCTTCTTCATTCATTTATGTTAGCTTATAGTTTCCTATAAGATCAGACTATATCTTCACCGAATGAATTCCCCTTGGAGATATTCTCAAACCAAGGCAGTACTTGTAAATTATCTTCACAATGTAATCCACAAACCCTGTCATTAATGAGGGGTACTATGTGGTCAACATGGTGTTCAATCCCTGTAAGTCTAGTTAGCATCTGGGCAGTTAAGTAAAATTCCTTAACCTTAGACTTTGTGGCCCAAGATACAGTTGCACATTTCTTAGAGAATCTTCTTTGGGCATTGCAGGCGTTCTTAATAGCCCTATGCCTCTCTCTATTATTCTCGATCCAGGCCTTATTAGTAAGTTCAATATGATCTTTATTATTGAATCTATACTCTTTCATATATGCAGAAACCTTATTGGAGTTTAATCTCTTCCACTCCTTTGTCTCCTCATACAGCCTTTCTTTGTGCTTCCTTTTATATCCGTTGTCTCTCTTCCGACAACAAAACTTACAAGTATTTAATCGTGATCCCTTGTTCTTATAGAAGTCTGAATCTCTATAAGTGCAATCACACCTTATACAAGTCTTCATTCGGGTCCTCCGTTTCGAACCATTTCTGGCCCTACGTCTTTCGACTAGTCGTTGAAGGTTCCTCTATTCGAGGCTTCCTTGCTGATTGTCCAATCCTACTGATTTTAAAACATTCACGCTTGAGCTTATTTCATCTCTTCGTTGTAGTTCAGTTGGCTCTAAGGAGTTTCCAGCTGTAAAAAGGATTTATTAAAGTGAGAGCTATGAAGTTGCAGTTATGCAGCTAAAAGCCAACCCTCACGTTCATCATCTCCGACGATACCATCATCAACTAAGTCAGCAAGCAAGTGCATAATAACACTCTCACCTTTCTCCGTCTTAGTCAATTCAGTAATACGCTGAATTACCGCACCTGATCCTGTACCAACAAACTTGTTGATAAAAGTCATGTCTCGTGCTTCCTTCCAGAGATCCCTACTCCATACTAGTTTTTGTTCAGCTGTTAGTGCAGCAAAGTTAGTTAATGCCATGTTATTATTCCTTAATGAATTTAATTTAGATTACTGCATTACGGAGCTTTTTAAACCGATCCCTCTAACAGGGGAATACCCGAACTCGGACTGTCCTTATGATTCAACAACCCTGGCATGTATAAGTTACATGAAACTTTAATCTCCTCGCTGTGCCTTCTTCTCTTTCAAAGACATACTTGCGAAATCCTTATCTGACATAGATGCTATATCTGCATCCCCTAAGTCCTGTGATCCTTTCACACCATTAAGCTTAGCAGGTTGGCCCTTAATAGCAGCAACAACTCTCTTCCTTGACTTAATGTCCCTCTGCTTCTTCGTCTCACCTAACTTAGGTTCTACTGTTGGTGACTCCTCACCGAAGAGAGG